GTTAACTTTCTAAGTGTTAACTTTCTAAGTGTTAACTTTCTAAGTGTTAACTTTCTAAGTGTTAACTTTCTAAGTGTTAACTTTCTAAGTGTTAACTTTCTAAGTGTTAACTTTCAAGTGCAACAATACTAGATTTATTTGATACATCATTACTTCCAAAAGATTCAGGACATGAACTAATTGGTTCCCACTTATTAAATTTGCTGTTAAATGTACAATATACAAAAGCGTGAAGATTAGTACTCAACAATTTTTTCATAAATTTACTTGCTTTCAAATTAGGAACACAAGCTACATTATGTTTTGTAAGTTTATCTTCATTGTCCATTTTACAATATAGGTCATAGATTTCAGTTTGATTTGTTTTAACAATTTTAAAAATCTTTTTAGAATTATCATTTTCAAGATGTTGTTTTTCTATATTATCACTTTTCTTCTTATTATATGGTATAACATTTTCGCGTTTGTTTTCATCATTAAAGATATAAAGTTGATTAGCATGTTTTGTATTAAGAGTATTAAAATATAAACCCTTAGTTTTGTAAGGTAAACTAGGAATAAATTGGGTAATAAGGTAATCATATTGATTGTAAAGAAATAGTTTTTTAACTTGCAAAGGGCAAATATCAATATTTCTATCAATAATATAGTGATTTTTTAGCATATCATAAATTTTATTAAATCTATTTACAATATTACATTCTAGTTTTTGACCCTTGTAAATTAACATATCGTTAATTAGAAACATCCAATAATTTTCATCATTTTTAATAAGTTCTCCATCAATTAATGTATCTTGGAAAATAACATCATCAAATCGATATTTTACAGAAATAATACGAGGTAAAGTATAACCTTGTTTTATTTTCCTATCAATATAAAAGCAATAATTAGTATTATTAATATTAGTAAAGAATAGGTAATAGTTTGTACCAGTTGATTTTATTGAAATAATATGTTGTGTTTTTTCCAAGAAATAAACACTTTTGTTATTCAAAATATATGCTCGTTTATCATTTAATTTAACATCATATTTTGCCAATAAATCAATAATATGTTGCTTTGCTTCAGAATTTACAATATTCTGGACTTCCTCCCCACAAAAGGAAAGTGGTAGTGTTTTAATTTCCAAAGACATGACTGTTATAATATACAGATAAAGATTATTTTTAAATCAATTTTTAAATATTAATTAGGATTTATTTTTTTATAATTAAATAATTCAAAGTCTTCACTGTAAAAGTCATTAATTAATTTAATTATAAAAAATAATAAATACTATATATATAATAATTTTACATAATAAAGATAAACATTATTCAAATTTAAAATCTGGTAATCTATTTTCAGGTTCAACATAATCAATTTTTAATACTTTAAATACATCTTCTTCAGTATTTGTTTTTATTTTTAATCCCTTGGTTTTATCTGGTTTTAGTTTGTATATACCATATTCATTAATTGTAAATCCAAGTGAATTTGCATAAGTACGCATATTTTTATTAAAATCACCACTACCTGTAAAATATAATTTAGCAGCTCCAAGGCTGTTTTTTGGAATATACCTAATATCAATTCTTCTTACATGATTCTTCTTATATTTACACATTCCCATATATTTTGTTTCAGAATCCAATGAAGTTAAATGGTCAACAAGAAACCCTATTGTATTTAAATGCTCTAAAAATGTTGGTAAAAACTCATGATGTTCATTTTCATTATTTGAATAAAATAGCACATCAATATCTCCTGATGTTTCTGCTTTTCTTCTGTAAGAACCACAAATTTCAAGTTCAACATTTTTAGAAAATTTCAATAATTCCTTTTTTAAAAAATTATCTATAGTTGATATTTCTTTATAAGGTATTCTAGTTTCAAGGTCATGAAAATGTTTTATTCCAAGCAATTGATGATTAGTATAGTCTTCTTCCAATGTTCCATCTTTATAATCTTGAAGTATTTTTTCTAATTTAATACCTTTTTCAAAAAGTTTTTTAGCTTTTACAGGACCTATACCAGTTATTCTTTCAAGATCTTTTAGTGCATTAAGATTGTTGTTTTGTAGTTTTATTTCAGATAAATTATTTGTATTTAGGATTTCTTCAACACGTTTTAAAGTGCTTTTACCTATTCCCTTGATATCTTTAATTTGGTCAACATTAATTATTTCAAAGTCAAGTGACTTAAGGATTTTTATTACTTTGTAATGGGATCTAACACGAAAAGAGTTTCCTTCATCTTGTTTTGTTTGAGTAGCTAAAGCTTCAAAAAGACTAATAATTTTTTCGTTCATTTTGATTATTATTATATTTATATATAGGAAAACTTAAGTAATCAATTTTTTATTTAATTTAATTAATATTATTTTATACTAAGACTAATCTGAAAATAATTAAATTAAAATTAAATTAAAATTAAATTAAAATTAAATTAAAATTAAATTAAAATTAAATTAAAATTAAATTAAAATTAAATTATTTTCTCCTTTTAATTTATAAAATGACAAACGTTGTAGAACAAATTGGCGAACAAATGAAAAAACTCGGATTATCTGTTGGTGGAGGAAGAACAAGAAGTGGAAGAAAATATGGATCACCAAGTGTATCAAAGAAGGTTAGAAAGCAAAGAAGCAATAAGGGTGTAAAGAGAGGATCAATGTCTGGTAAAACCAGATCAGGAAGAAGATTTAAAGGTGTTGTTAACAAATCAATGAAAAGAATAATGAAATCTTTAACACCAAAGAAAGAATCCAAGAAGGTTAGAAAGCAAAGAAGTAATAAGGGTGTAAAGAGAGGTCCAAGAACTGGTAAAACAAGATCAGGAAGAAGATTTAGACAAAGAGCATAAGTATCAAATTTTTTTTTTTTTTTTTTATTTTAATTTTAATTTTATCATATAGGTTTTTGTAAATATTTTCTTATGATTTATCTATAATTAAATAATATTAATATATATTAATGGAATTATCAAAAAGGTTAGTATCATCGTGTGATGATTTATTTGCTAGTAATATAATTAACGAAGAACAATATATAAAATGTAAAACAGAAATAGATGATAATGGTTATTCAAAAAAAATTAACATTGCCGAAAAACAAATATTTAATACAAGTAGAAATGCAAGAGAAAAGAAATATAATGACTTTATTGATACAGTAGAAACTTTGGTAAATAATACTTTTAAAAATATATATATTGAAGGTAATATTCAAGGATTACAACCACCATATAATTATCCACTTGGTACAAATATTACATCAGAATTACAAGTTCCAATGCAAGTATGGAATGATTATTATACTTTATTAACATTACTAAATGGTATAATAACAGATATTATTGAAAATGTTTCAAAAAAATCATTATCAAAATACCAAACAAAAGAGAAGGCACAATACAAAAGATTATTGGAATATTATAATAAAATAGATACATATAGAAAGGAAATATTAGAATTGAATAAAAAATACAATACTTTAGAAAAAATGAAAGATATTCAAGATAATAAATTAAATAGTATTAAAAATAACAATAACACTATTAGCGCCATTTTGATAGTTATGTATATATTAACTTTTGCGTTTTTAGTAATTTTAATTTTGGTAATAAAATTTAAATAATAAAATTTAAATAATTTCTATTAATATAGTATTATGATAAGACAATCATTTCAAAATATAGTAAATCCTAAAAATATGGAACATTTCCAAACACAACAACAACAACAAGTAAATACATCAAATTATTACCAATTAATATCAAATATGGATTCACAATGTGATGTAATTATTGATGAAATGGATATAAGTAAGTTTAACTTAAATGATGAAAATAGTTGTGTAGTTGGTGGAAGAACTTATGCTAAATCTGATGTAGATTATGTTACATTAAGAAGAGAAAATTTAAATAGAATAGAAGAAGAATATAATACTATTAATGGTAATAATACATTAACTGATTTTGAAAGACATTCACAAATGGTATGTTTAATGAACAAATTATTTCATAATATTAAACAAGTTACAGAAAACAATGATGTAATGGAACAAAAAAATTTAGATCATGAGAACTTAGCAAGAGAAAATGAAAAGGTTATTGAAGCAAATAGAGATATTAAAAAGAAAGATAAAAATTTAAATTTAGTAACAAGTGCAAATGTTGTTGGATCAAAGGAAAGTAAAAATCAAATTCGTGTTCAATATTTGATTTTTATTATTTTAATTGTTCTATTTATTGCTATTCAATTAGTTATCTTCTTTGTTTAAATTTTTTTTTTGACTAAATAATATTTTTCATTTACAAAATATTTTTTGACTAAATAATATTTTACATTTACAAAATATTTTTTTATATATTTAATTATGATATTTAATTATGATATTAAATTAATTATATTTTTATATTATAATAGTAATAATGGAACATTTTTACAATATTACAACACAATCTAATGCTGCTAACAATGCTGCCAATAATGCTGCCAATAACATATGTAGATATAACGATGAATCACAATATAGTTCAATAAATTGTGATAATTGTTTTGGAAACACAGCATGTAAAATAGATGATTGTAAGGCAGTTTGTGATATGAATTTATGTGAAGATGCTGGTGAAGATTGTTCAGAAAATTCATTACATAGTATTGTAGATTTATACAGGTCATTATTTAATAAAATGAAAGCCCATTTTTCAGATCATGATACTGTGGGTCAAATGACATTTGATTTTTCTTCAATTGCTAATGCTGGTCCAGAATCAGTAAGAACTGAATTGTGGTCAATATTAAAGGATATGTATGAAGTTGGTACATTAAATTCAAAGAGCAATTTTGTTGATAAGCAAAGATTAGATAATATTTTAAAAAGTCAAGAATATATTATAAGTGACGATGGTGTATTAATAAATAACCTTAAATCAACTGATAATACAATGAAAAGACAAATGGAGATTAATATTAATGAATTCAGAAAAGTTCAATACAACTTAGGTATAATTAAACAAGCGATTGTTTATGTAGCTATTGTTTTAATTATTCCAGCATTTGTTAAATTTGGTTTATTAGATAAATCAATTGGTTTGATGATTTGGGTAATATTATTAGTTGTATTAGTTGTTTACGTTGTATTTATGATTGTTGTAAAGAATAGTAATAGAGACGATATAGATTTTAATAAATACAATTTTGTAAAACCAACTGATGATGAAATTGCCAGAAGTAGAATAGCAGCTTCTATGTCAAGTAAAGATAAAGCTAAATGTAAGGCCTTGGCTGCTATGGATGATGATTTCGACCCAGAAAGTATTAATATTGATATAACACCTTATAGAACTAATGAAGGTGAAAACAGTGGAAGATGTTTTACTGGAAATTAATTTATTTAACTTTTTTTATTTTATTCTTAATTTATTCTCAATTTATTCTTATTATTCTTAAGAAAGTATATAATAAATTATAATAAATATTATATAATATTATATGGGAGCAGTTCAATCAGTAATTTATCCTAATGATGAACCACAAAGATTAGATGTATCTGAGTTACCATCCATTTCAATATCAAAAAGAGGTACAGGTGAAGAAATAACTATTTTTACAACAATTCCAGAAGTAAATGTTTTAGAAGAACATTTTAAAAGCCAACTAGAAAATCTTAAAGCATATATAAATATGTATTTTTTGTATGATGGTTATGACCATAAAAACTCAATTATATTAAAAGATTTAGAAAAGAAATTTGTAAATCAAAAACAGGATTTAAAATTATTATATGAAAAAAGAGACCAGTTAAGAAGTAACTTGGATTATTCTGAAGAAGACCTTTTAAAACAAAAGAAAAAAAATAAATTATATTTAGCTAATATATTTATACTTGTTCTTATAAGTATAGTATTATTTGTAGCTATTGTTATAAAATTAAGAGGATATAGTATATAATTTTTATTATTTTTTTTATTTTTTTTTTTTGAATTTACTATTACTAATTAAAACAGTAATTTAATCATTACGAATTAAATGAGTAATTCACTACCATTTTTAATAGCAATACCATTCCAAACATTCTTATTATCTCCAGATATTTTATCACCAAACTGTTTATTCATATTATTTGTTAATTCTTGACGAGAAGGAACCTTTGTATTATGACCACGTGTTTGTCTAATCCATTCTTGAAATATAAAGTAAATATCAGTAAGACGTAATGGAGCAGCAGTAGGATTATCTGTTGTTACAATCTTTTCACTAATAAATTGTGAGAATAAATCACTTTCACTCTTATATTCCTGGGTACATTTCTTGACAGCAGCTGGTTCTTTAAGACCAAACTTCTTGTATTTTTTATAATATTCAAGAACAAGATATATAAATGGTTCAACCCAAGGACCATCAAGCTTTATTTTATCACCCAAAGTTAAATCAATTTTATATTGGTTTCTAATATTTGGGTTTGGTTCATCAACGAATGATGAAATAAATTCAATTACTCGAATTCTTCTCCATGTACCTTCATCATTATCAGACACTTGTGGTAAAACATTACAACACATAAAAACCTTAATTTGTGGCTTGAATTCAATAGGGTCTTTGTGTAGTTTACGAGCCTTAAGTTTATCACCACCAGTAAGCTGTTTCATAAAACCAACATGTATTTCTTCATTTTTATCAGGTTCCTGCATACAACCAAATCTCTTACCAGGAAGACTTGCCAAAACAGGGTCAGCTGCTTCAGCACGAGCTCTCTTTTGTGTCATAAGAGTAACTGGCAATGTGCAGGAATAATTACCAAGGCTATTTTCAAGAAGTTCTACAAGTTTTGATTTACCATTACCACCCTTTCCAGTAAAGATAAAGAATTTTTCATAGGTTTTACCAGTAACACAACTACCAAATACAGTCATAATATATTCTCTAATGTTATCTTTTGGTAAAACTTGTGTAAGGAATGTTCTAACTTCATTAAGTCTATCATCATCATCATCAAATTCATAGTAATTATTTCCAGTTGTATATGTAATATAATCCTCTGGCAATCCATCTCTAAAAACACAATTTTCAAGGTCATAAATACCATTATCAAAACCGAGAAGATTAATATTACTATCGAGTTTTTCTTCAAACTTTGAATCATGGAAAAGTTCCTTACATTCTTGAATTACATTTTTCTTAAAACTAGTAATCTTCAATTTATTAATAATTGCAGAAATAGTCTTCAAATTCTCCATTTCATATTGTTTTTGTTTATTACTCATAGTACAATTTATATCACAAACCTTTGACGAAATAAATTGATTCAAATTAAGATATTCATAAATCAAACCACCAGGCTTTGTATCAGATAGTTTCTTACTCAAATCAATTGCATCATCAAGTTCAACCCATCTATGATTTCTAAAACGATACCACAAATTCTTTTTAGCCCCAGCACAAACAAATTCATGTTTATACATATGATGAACAACTCTTGCAACATCATTTGGTGTTTGTGAAAGTGAATCCAACATACATTTTCTCAAGTTATCTTTTGAAAGTTCATTATATTTTGCCAAGTTATCTTCACTTGCCCAACGATACAAACTACCAAGTCCAAGACCTTCATTATCCATGGCATCCCATTCCTTTTCACATTCTCCATCTACAAACTTTTCTGATTTTTTACTAAAATTAACCCAAGTTTCCAACAATCTATAATCAATATTATGAAGGCACCACCCAAGTCTAATCCAATGTTCATAATTATCAGCACGACTTGGATTCAAAATTGCTACAATACTTTTAATAAAATCAATATCTGCGTCATTATCTAGATAATTTCTAATAGTAGCTTTCTTTATCTTTGCTGTTTTCTTTTGCTTCTTAACTTGCTGTTTCTTTGGGATTTTCTCAAATTGTTCTTCAATATTTTCATCAATAGAAGTTGTATTAATACTATATTTATCATTAAAACTTCTAATACTAAGAAACTTAACATATGTACTTTTATCTTTATTAATATTTTCTTCAGATAGTTTATTATTACTAAATTTCAAAATAGAGGTTAGTTCATAAGATTGATTCTCAGGTTTACAACTACCATACATTTGCCAATTATTTCTTTCAATAACAGCAATATCAAATATATCTTCTAGTGTATTTGTAACATTAATTGATTCAAACAATGATTTAGCTTCTTCATTTGTGATAGTATTATATCTCAAAACATATTGAATCTTTGGAGAAGTAACAACAAATGGCATGATAATATGGATACCATCTTTCAAAATATTTTTACTTTGCTGCATAACAGGTTTCTTTTTTTCCAACACATATGCTACCATATTTTTTTCTTCTACAACTGAACCAATAAGGGCTTTTAGTTCATTAAAGTATATTTTCAAAAATTTTTCAATAAAACTCTTGTCATATTTCCTTGAGTTATCTGTTGGTTTATGTCTAAAGTCAAGATCAATCAATACTGGACTAACATCTTTATGTCTTTCTGTTAAATGTGCTGGTTGTTTCAAATCAAATACATGTTTGTTATATAGTTTATAGAATTCATCAAGTTCGTCATCATTAATACAATAAGAACCAGGGTATACATTAGGTCCTGGTATAGAGGTATGTGTAAATGGCTTCTCTGGTATTGTTTTGTGTTTTCTTAAAAATTGTGTAAATGAATTGTATTGAGTTTTTGACATTTTATAATAGACAACAAATTTTTTTAAATAATTTAAATTAATTGTTCAAATAAAATCAATTTTTTAAATATCATATTTTAAAGAATAATAATTTACTATAGGTATATTAGTATTTAAATAAAAAAAAAATTGATATAAAAATATACTTAAAAATTAAAGTATCAACCCAAATTACTATATAAAATGGATATTGCAAAAAAACGTATTATGGCCGATATGAAGAATCTTCGTAAAAACGAAGAACTAAAAAAAAATGGAATTCATGTAAAATTCAATGATGATAATATTTATAATGCTCAAGCAATGATTTTGGGACCAGCAGACACACCATATGAAAAGGGATTTTATTTTTTCAATATTAATTTCCCAAGTGATTATCCTATGAACCCTCCTATAGTAAAGTTTTGTACGCTTTATGGATCAGTTAGATTTAATCCAAACCTTTATGCTTGTGGCAAGGTTTGTTTGTCTATTATTGGTACATGGTCTGGTCCTGGGTGGACATCATGTTTAACATTATCAACTGTGTTGGTTTCTATTCAAAGTTTGTTAAATGAAAATCCAATAACAAATGAACCAGGTTTTGAAAAGGAACCAATTACTGGAAATAATGCTTCAACATATAATAGTGTTATTGAATATCAAAATATAAATGTAGCAGTTATTAGAATGTTAACAAATACACCATATATTTTTAGTGATTTTAAGCCAATTATGATAGAATATTTTAGACAACATTATAAATTTTATCATCAATTTGTTTTAAAACACTTAGATGATAATGGGAAAAAATTTATGACACGGATTTATTCTATGCATGGCAAATTTGAATATACCAATCTTCTTAATACATTAGAAGATTTGGCAATAAAATATGATTGCCATTTGGAAGGGCCACCACAAGCTCCAGGTGTACCAGAGACTTCACCAGACTCACAAGCTCCAGGTGTACCAGAGACTTCAGCAGACTCACAAGCTCCAGGTGTACCAGAGACTTCACCAGACTCACAAGTATCAAATAGCGAACAAAAGAAATCTACTAAGAAAACACCAAATGAAAAAGCAAGTGATTTCCAAGTGGGTCATGTGATTAAATCAACCAATGATAATAGAGAATATGTTGTGAAAAAGATAATTATGAATAAAAAGGTTTCTAGTGGTGAAATTAAGAAAATAGAATTTAATAAATGGGTATTAAAGAAGTAAATAAAATAATTTAAAGAAAAAAATTGATTTAATAATATTTATATTGTAATATATATAATAACAATGAATTTTTGTGAAAATTGCGATAACATGCTTTATATGAGGATTTCAGAAGTCCCCATTCCAAAAGAAGACGCTGAAACATCAGATATAGAAGATGAATCAGAAGAAACTGAAGTAAAAACAATTAATAAAATAGTATATTATTGTAGATGTTGTAATAATGAATACCCTGATTTACACAAAAAGGATAGTTGTATTTTTAAAATTAATTACAACACAGAACATATTAAGAAAAATTCATTTATAAATAAATATGTATATGATGATATTACACTACCAGTAGCAGAAAATATGAAATGTATTAATGCAGATTGTCCAGGGAAATCAAAACCAAGTATTAAATATATCCAATATGATAAGGATGATATGAAATACATTTACATTTGCATGAATTGTTATGAAGCTGGAAATCCAAATCATATTTGGTAAAAATATAAATATTACTTATTTAAGACACTAAAGTATATAAAAATATTAGATATAAGTAAAACCTTAATTTACATTATATTTATATTTTTAATAATTAAAACTAATTTTTTTTTTATTTATTTAAAGAATAAATATTAATTTTTTGTAATGAATTTTAGTTTATATAATCAAGTTCTAAGGAATAGGGGATATATAAAAATAAAGGATTTTTTTAATGATTATGAAAAGGTAACATTATTAAATTATTTTAATGAAATAGAAAATTTAAAGGAGGAAAAAAATAAACAAATGATATATTTTGAAGATAATAACCAAAAATCAAGGGTAGAATATTTTTACAAATATCATGGGGGGATAAGACAATTTATTAATAATAAAATTAATCCATTTTTGAATAGTGTTTTAGGAAGTAATCAAATAATATTCAAGGATAAAATGAATTGGAAATATCCAAATGGAAATGGGTTCAAGGCGCATCAAGATCATTTAGCATGGAATGATTTTGATGTATCAATATTTCATAGTATTGCATTAAGTGGTAATATTTCAAATAAAGAAAATGGTTGTTTACAATTTTCAGATTATGATAGTAGAGTAATATTAGAACAAAGTAGTAATCTTGGTGAAATAACAGATGAAATTGACGAAAAATTAGATTGGACATATGTAGAAACAACACCAGCAGACTTGGTAATATTTAATTCATTTGTGCCTCATAAAAGTGATAAAAATATAAGTGATAATTCAAGAAGAATTATGTATCTTACTTTTAATAATGAAGAAGAAGGGAATTATTATGAAGAATATAATAAGAGAAAAAGAGAATTTTTCCCTCCTAACATAGAAAGAACTAAGGAATATAGTTTTAAAAACAATAAATATAATTTAGCGAACCCTTTAAAATAATTTATTATTTATTTAGTTTAAGTTATTATTCAATAATATTTATTTATAATTTATTATTTATTTAGTTTAAGTTATTATTTATTTAGTTTAAGTTATTATTCAATAATATTTATTTATTATTTATTTTTTTTAGATATTTAGTACCTAATAAATAATCAGGCCATGTTGATGAAACGCATAAATTATAATTTTTATATTTATGATGTGTATAATGATGCTTTACTAAATAGTTATTTTCATTACAAGAAAAGTGAATATAAGTGTGACATATCCAATATCTTAAAAAGGTTAATAAACAAAAAAGTAAATTAAAATAATAGCAAAATAATATACAAGCTAATGGCCATAATTCTACTTTTTTAAATTGATTAAATCTTTCATATTCATATAAATAAACAACTTCGTGATGTTTATTATGAGATTTATTTTCTGTTTTATGAAGAAAATAATGAACAATCCATTCTAATATAGGAGACACAATAAAATAAAATAATAATTTTAAATACATTATATAAATTAATAAAAATTGATTTAAATATTTTTTTTTATATAATTATAATTATAATGGACTTAGAAATTGACGACGTTATTATTAATATAAAACAATCTAATGTATTTCACGATTCAAAAGAAATACTTAGTAATTACGAAAAAATGAAAAAAACAAATAGATCAAAACCAGTAATGTCCAAATATGAAAGAACAAAAATTATTGGAGTAAGGGCACAGCAATTGTCTCAAGGAAGCGTTCCATTGGTTGAGGTTCCAAAACATCTTACAAGAACTTTAGATATTGCAACTTATGAATTGAAAATGAGAAAGACTCCTTTTATTGTAAAGAGAAATGTTGGTAACAATATTGAATATTGGAAGATTGAAGATCTATTGATAGTTGAAGATTTTTGAGAAAATCACAATTAAAAAAAAATTATATCTATTATTCTTCATTATCTGAATTATCTGTAATATTTCCTATTTCAAGGAATTCGCATATATTATTTTTATTAATATTACTATTATCATCACCACCATCACTATAACAATTATCATTCTCATTTTCTAAATCATTTTCACTTTCGCTTTCTGATGAATTATAGTTTACATTTTCATTTGATAAATTTATTGATTCAAATAAATTTTTTTTATTAATATCTTCAATACTCATACTAAGGTTTTCATCAGGTTTATATTCATTTATATCAAAAAACTTAAATAGACTATGAGATTTGTTTTTATTAAATATTCTTACTTTTAAAAAGAAAATATTATCATCTAATATTCTAAATTTTAATGTTGGAATAAAACAATTTTTACATTTTGTTAAACCACTACAATAAAAATTTTTATTACCAAAAAGTTCATATTTCAAATTAATATTAGAATTGTTATTTACTATTTCCATATAAAGCTCATTTTTGTTATCACTAAGTAACAAATTAACAGAAAAATTATCAATATTCATATATTTATTTTAACTTTATAATCTTTAAGTTTTTTATTGTCTCCACCTATTTCCACAATTTACACAAGTAATAAAGATAGTCATAGCTTCATCAGCACTTCTAGTTTGAAGTTCATAATAAGTACACTTCTTCTGTTTACATCTACCACACTTAAACATATCTGTCATAGCTTCTGGTTTATCTTCATAAATTGCCATTTCCCTCTTATACTTTTCATCAAGTAATTGCTTCCAATGTTCTGGGAAGATTTCTTGATATGTCATAAATGCTATATTCTTCAAATCAAACTTATTGTTAAAGATTTTCTTAATAAGACTACTATTACTAATATAACTATTTTTATCAAGATTTATATACAGTGATCTAGCCTTATTAATATAAATCTTTCTAAAAATAGGGTTTCCCCAATTCTTAATTACCTTTCTTTGTTCACTTTTATCGCAGGCAAATCTAAATATACTCTCTTCAACTATTTTTGTTTTATTTGTGTTTTGAATTATAACATCTAGAATTTCTATTGTCTTTTTTCTAATATCATTAATATCTTCGGAAATATCAACTATTTCTTCAACTGTATCTTCATTATCATTATCCAATTCATTTTCAATAATATTATCACCATCACAATCTTCATCGTCTTCATCAAGTTCTTCATCACTAATTTCATTACCATAATCAGTCTCATTTGTTTCATCATATTCATCATCAACTTCAGAATCCAATATTTCTTCTTCTTCATTTTCATCATCACTTTCCAATATATTTTCACCAATCTCATCATTATCCTCAAAATCATCTATTGTCTCATTATCATTTTCATTGTCACTATTATTGTAAAATATAGTATTATACATTTCTTCATATTCATCACATTCAAGGTCAAGAATTTGACTATTTTTATTTGTCTTAACCAAAATTATATCTCCAAATACTGTTTTCTTTGCACTTTCACTGCTAAAAGGAATACCATGGTCATTTTCTTCTTTTCCTTTAACAAAACCATAGTATTTCAAATAATTTGAATCAACTTTATAGCAACTTATTTCGCTTATAGTTCCTGTACCTTTTTTCTGAAGAAGTCCAAAAATTTTTTCTTTAGTTTTAGCAGAAAGAGATTTAATTATTTTTGTGAAATCATTTTCTTTTTCCTTTGAAGTCAAAGAAAGAGTTTTCTGGCTAATATTGCCATTAGTGTCAATAACTATGAGTTTCACCATTATTAATATTTACGTTATTATGTTTAAATGAAAACAATTCTTAAATCAATTTTATAAAATAAAATAAAGTTGATTTAAAAAATATTTACTTTAATTTTATAAGTAATTATAATGGAAAAACTAAATGAATTTTTGACTCAAAATATTTATAATATAAATAAATGTTTAATTCATTATGGAGATTATTATTATAATAATAAAGAAGTCATATTTAATAAGAAAATAAGTAAAGAAAAGTTTGATAATTTAATATCAAAGTTTGTAACTAATAAATATAGTGTCAAAAAGATGCTTGTTTATAATTATAAAAATTATTTTTATGATGTAAATTCAAATATTGCTTATAGAAAACTAAACTGTAATAATTTTAAAAGTGATTACAATAATTTGCTTATTGAAACATATAATAAAAAAGATATAAACTATACTGAGTTTGCTTGTAAAAAAGAATATGATAATATATATGAGTATGAACTAACACAAATATCATTATGTGATCAATTACATTTGAATTTTGTTCAAGAAAAAAATTATTTTACGTTTACTATTGAGATTGACGTTGATGCTAACATTGATAACACAATTAAAAAACTTAATAAATTACTTGAAATGATTTAGATTATAAAAAATAAAATAAACAAATACTTATTTCTTACCTTTTCTTTTACTTATTCTTTTAGATGATCTACTAACTCTTTTACCACGTCTTTTTTTAGATTTATTTTTTCTTCCTCCTCCACCTTGATTTTCAGGACCAGTTTCAATAGATATTTTTGCTTCATTTATTTGAGGTAATGCATCAGTTGTTAAAAAGGTATTCATTTCTTTATAACTTTTTTCTAATTCTTTAAAATTATTTGTGATACCTTCAAAATTACTATTAAAAACTGTTAAAGTATTTCTTAATCTATTTACCATTTCTTTATATTTTTCACCTTCAGCTTCTAATTTTTTGATTTGTTTTTGTAATTCTTCAATTTCTTGTTCGCCTTTGGCAGCTGCAACTGCTTGTTTGCCTTTAACATTACTATCTGGATTACCAACTGGTTTACCATCTTGTTTACCATCTTGATTACCACCAGAATTACCATCTTGATTACCATCATTACCACCAATTAAGTTAAAGTTATCTTCATTAGAAAAAAAATATTCTTTGTTTTTCATTAATTATATATTAGAAATAAATTATTGACAATATCTATAGTTTTTATATACACCACCTGTTGGACTTGGTCTAATAATTTCAACTAAATCACCTCTAACTAATCCATAAAATTTAGCTACAGGATCAGTCTTAAGAATCAATGGCATTTGTGTAAAACTAGAAATATTTGCTTTGTTGAAAATATCTTGTTTTTCTTCTTCGTTCAATATTCTCATTTCTGGTACCAATTCGTGTTTTGTAATATTTGTTAGCAAAGTATCAATCCAAAATATTTGAACCATTATTTTATTTTCTTCTAAGTATGTTGACAAAACACTTTCATATGATTCAATATTATTGATTTTATCTTTTACAATAAAGATAATAGTATCTCCTTCTTTAACATATTCATCAATCATATTTTCAATCAAAGTTTTTGTATTTGCAACACGGAGTTTAGTAAAAAGAACAAATTTAATATAACAATTATTTTCTCCTTTTTTACAATCAAAATCAAGAGGGCTACTTTCTGTAGTCAATTTCTTGTCCATGGATTTGTACATTACATCGATTTCATTAAGACTAAAATTCTTATACTTTTCAGTATCAAACCCTCTTAGGTCAAGCATTTCCAATAGAGTATTTTTGTTTCTGTAGATTTTGTTAATAATATTCATCTTTATTTATATAAATAAAAAAAATATTTTAAATCAATTTTAAAATATTAAAAACAAAAATATACATATAATTAAATGGATGAAACTGAATGTTTAATTTGTTTAGAAGATTTGGATTCAAAAGACAAGGCTATTTTATCATGCAAACATATTATGCACTATGATTGTTTAAGAACATGGATTAATAAAAAACAAAATGTTAGTAGATTATGTCCTATATGTAATAATAGAGGTGAAATAATAAATATAATAGAAGCAAAACCTGTTATAATAAAAAACAATAAAATAGTAAAATATGATGATTATGATATAAAACCTTTTACGTTTTGTTGTAATATATTATAATTATTTAATATAATTATATAAATTATACAGTTAATACATTAATATTATATAATAGGTATAAGATATTTTATATATATGTAGGTAAAAACTCGAGATTATTTTTTTTCATATAGTCTAATAAATAATTCATTTTAAGAATTTCAGATCTTTGTGCTACAATTATTTCATAACATATTCTTATCATATGTGTATTATTTGTATGTTCTAATAATCTATAACTCATATCTAAAGCAACTTGGTGGTGTGGTATCATGTGTTCTAAGAAGCTTAAATCTGTGTGTTTCATATGACTCATATGTACGCTATGATCATTTGGTTTAAAAAATAGTGGGTCGCATTTATAATTAATTGCTTCTGATTTTTTATTTTGTGATAATGCGTTTTTAAATTTTGTGTCTCTTAGTGATGTTTTGAATTCGCCACTAAGTTTAGGTATATCATTTAATACTTGTTTCATCAAGAGTATTTCAATATTTTGGTTCCATATAATAGTCCTGTAAATATGTAACATAGTTTTACTTTTTGATTTAGGTTTCATTAGATTACACATATCTATAGCAACTTGATGATGTAAAATCATATGAACTAAATAATCTTTGTCACTTAAATAATCTTTGCAGGGATTAGGTTTGTTTTTATCTGAATGTTTTTCCGAAAATTTTTCCTTTTCTAAATTATTTTTAATAAATAATATTCCTAATAAAATAATTATAGTAATAAGAATAATTTTAATCATATATTTATTTATAATAATAATAAACTTTTTATTTTCGTTTGTAATAAATATTTTTCACCAAACTATTTATTTTATATTTCTAATATATATCTTTATGAACTGTTGTTTAACTGTATTAGTATTTTTAAAAAAAAAATGTATTTACATTGGTAAAGAAGTAGATACGTTTTTAAATATAATTTTGGAAATAGATGTAAAGAAGAGTGACGATAAAAATAATCGATATAAAAGAATAAATATGGAAGAAATTAATAAAGATGAATACCATACAATTATAGATATTGATAATGAATATGATATAATTTAATAAATTAAAAGGATTTTAAAAATATTTTAAATATATAAAAAAATAAACTTTAAATAATTATCTAGACATACAACCTAAAAATTTACCAAAGCATTTTTGTTTTTTTCTTAATTGTAATTGTTTATTTTCAACTTTTATTAAAGAATCAATAATACTTGGAACTAATCTTTTCATAATTGGATCCCATATTTCATCGTCACCTGGACAATCTGTTATATCAATAATATGATTTAACATTCTTATAACAAGACTTCTTTTTTCTGGACCTGTAAGATTTTTGTAATTTTGTACATGTGCAATAAGTCTAGGTAAAACTTCCATAAGTTTATCTACAGTAAAATTATCTAATGCTTCTGCCATAGATTCAACAATTGCTTTAGATTCAACATCAACAACAAAACTTACCTTTGTCTTATCTTCTTTAACTAAATTATTTACAACACCACTTACTACTTTTCCTGCGATTTCTTCTGCGTCTTTTACTTTAACATCAACTGTGTTGTTTACTTCATCAACTGTGTTGTTTACTTCATCAACTGTGTTGTTTACTTCATCAACTATACTTTCAGTTAAATTGTTTTCAACTTTAACATTAACTTTTTGCTCACTCATTTTATATTATCTAAAAATATTTTTTTTTTATTTTTTATATTTATATGGTTAAAAATTTCAATATTAGTGTTTTAAAGAAAAATTTTAAAAACTTTCAAATTAGACCAAAACATGTAGAAATTATATTAATAGCTGTTACATTAATTATGGGTGTAATTGTTGTATATTTATATAAAAATAAAATAGAAGCCGAATTAAAAGAAAAATATGAAAATCAACAGAATAATCAAAACCAAAAGAAATTATTATTATTTTATGCTCCGTGGTGTGGTGCCTCAAAAGCATTTTTACCAACATGGGATAGATTGGTTGAAAATTTACCAACTGAAACATATGATGTTGATTTAGAAGAAAATAAACAAATCTCAGATGTATTTAAAATTCAATATTTACCTACATTATATGTTGTAAATGGGGAAAATAGAATTCAATATGAAGGAAATAGAACATATGATGAAATAGTAGAATTTTTTAATAATAACTAAATAAAAACTTAAACAACTAAATAACTAAATAACTAAAATGAATCAATAACTTTTTCACATGCTCTTTTAATAATTATTTCTAGTATTTCTCTTTCAATATTATAAACAATAAGATCTTCTATATTTAATTGGCATAAGTCTTTTATTGTATTATAATTTAAAAAAATCAAAATATTTATAATTTTATCATTAATTTCTAGTTCTTTAAGAAACAAATAGGCTTCATTATATTTATCAATTGTAACAATATCTTTTAAAAAACGTTTTTTATTTATTTCTTCTATTTTTGAGGCTAATATAATTATTTCATCTTTCACTTCATCTATAAAATTAGTTACTTCAATACAACTTGGTTTTTTTAAATTAACATCTATAATGTTATCATTTAATTCATCTAATTTAGATCTAAGTGATGAGTTTTCTTCTTTTAAACTATTTACAACACTATTTAAATTTTCTATTTCCCTTTTCATTTTTAATAAATTCATTGAACTCATTTAAATTCTATAAATAAAATTAATAAAATGAAATAATAATTATAAATGAAATAATAATTATAAATTAAATAATAATTATAAATGAAATAATAATTATAAATGAAATAATAATTATAAATGAAATAATAATTATAAATGAAATAATAATTATAAATGAAATAATAATTATAAATGAAA